AAAACAACTGAATAACACATAAAGGGGTTAAAATCACCCCTTTTTTGCTCTAATATATAAAGATTAGTCTTTTTTATATAATTAAATACCTTTTTAAATGTATATGCGTTCTCCACACCTCTGTGGAAAAGTATTAGATAACATGTGTATTAAGGTGTATTTCTGTGGAAAAGTATGTGTTTTAATGTCATATAGACCCTGATCTTATGTGCTTTTAAATGTGTCATAGAGTAGTGATCTAAGGCAGCAGTCTAACACGAACCTCCGAGAAATGTCAAGGGGGAGCATATAAGTTTTACCAGGGATTGACAACACAAAAATATGAGATTTTCTTATAAATACTGATTGGAAGATTGACAATATCTCTCAGGCATACTATACTTGTTAAGTCATCACCACCGGGACACCACTTATGTCAGTCGCTATCAGTCAGGCACAGAAGCAACGTTACAGAATCACCCTGGATTTAGAGGTGATGGAAGACTTCAACCCACACAACATTGATTGGGAGAATCTATTTGAACTGGAAGGGAATGAGCAGGTGATTGATAGTTACGTAGAGGATCTGAGTAATCCTGTCCGGTGGTAATTGCATGGTAGTTAGTATAAAGAACTAAGCATATATTTTTTGTTTTGCAAGTGTTATTGTGCCAGTGTGATTAGTGTCACACGATATAGGGAAAGGGGTTAAAATGGTTTATTGTATGTACATCGGAGGGGGATCACACTTAACCCTCCGTTAACACTTTTCATCAGTCAATCATGTCTATCCCAGTATTCACAATCTCCCCTGAAATGCAGTCCACTTGGGATGACATCATGGGTCAAATGTGTGTCTTCGTGAGTGAGACAAATGCCGACCTAGATATGGCATATGATTGGGTATGTGATATGTTAGAAATCGATGGGTTTGTTGAGAACAACTGTGCATGGAATTCGTTCTATGATGCATGGGATTCTGCGAGCACTATGTGATACAAACCGTGGGGGCAGTTAGTAACACTTAGTGCCCCTATCAGTTCTTTACATAACCAACGAAATGTGCTAAAGTATTACTAATAACGAACAATCGTATTCCTTCATAATTAGTAATAAGACAGTGTTATTATTTGTTTGTTATTGTTATTATCGGCGCGTTGCCCCCGTATATAAAAACGACCTACTACCCTAACCTACAGAGGTGACAGATCGACCTTGATATATAATGCGAAAGACGAATTCATATTTCTAAAAAAAATTCCGGGCAAAAAAATTCTTATGGAAAAGGTTTATCACATCTATGCAAAGAATGAATGTTTATATAATAATTTAAGTGAGAAACAATTTAATAATACATGGGAGACCCTCAAGGGGATGGTTGGTTTAATGCAAACTGATTATCAACTTGAGGATTTGTCATATGAGGAGTTAGTAAAAACCCCCATAGAGGAACACGAACATTCTTATTGACACACCATACATATACTGATATAATTGATATTGAAGGTTAATTCAAACTATGGCAAAAGGATTTACTGTTAAGGCAACTGCTCCAAGACCGAAGAAAACAGAAGAGTGGGACATTGCTGCTATTAAGGAAAGGATGAAAGGCAAGACAATTGTTTTTTGTCTACCAGGTAGAGGATGTTCATTTACGTTTCTGAAGAACTTTGTGCAACTGTGCTTTGACATGGTACAGAATGGAATGAGTATTCAGATCAGTCAAGATTATAGTTCAATGGTAAACTTTGCACGATGCAAATGTTTAGGAGCAAATGTATTACGTGGACCAAAGCAAATTCCATGGGATGGTAAGTTAGAGTATGACTATCAGTTATGGATTGATAGTGACATTGTATTTGACACTAACAAGTTCTGGCAGTTGTGTGACTTAAGTGTTCCAGCAGAGGGTGAAGAACGTGGCATTACTGCAGGTTGGTATGCTACAGAAGATGGTGTCACAACATCAGTCGCACACTGGTTAGAAGAGGATGATTTCCGTAAGAATGGTGGAGTGATGAATCACGAAACTGTCGAATCAATCTCAAAACGACGCAAACCATTTACTGTTGATTATACAGGATTTGGATGGGTGCTGATTAAGAAGGGAGTCTTTGAAGAAATGGAATACCCTTGGTTTGCACCTAAGATGCAAGTTTTTGAGAGTGGGAGTGTTCAGGACATGTGTGGTGAGGATGTCTCATTCTGTTTAGATGCTAAAGAGATGGGATATGATATTTGGTGTGATCCTCGCATTCGTGTGGGTCATGAAAAAATGCGTGTTATTTGAGGTATTAAGTTATGGCAGTCAGAAGTAAATCATTATCGGGGACAGAGTTTGTCGAAGCTCACCCGAAAAAAACTCGTCAAGGAAACGGTAAGCACACAAAATATGCCGCGTCGTCTCGTAATGGGGCAAAGAAACGGTATCGTGGGCAAGGTAAATAGGAACAGTTATATGAATACATCATGGCAGCACTTATATGCAATTTACCATCTGTAGAGGTATGGGTTCGTAAGGAATATCTAACTGACCATCAAAGTGGTCATGGTGAATTTGTTAAAGGCGTTTGGGTATCGTGTAAATCGATACCTGGACGCACTTTTTATTTTGAGACATATTTACCTGAATATGCTGCAATGTATGATAAATTACCTATTAGTGCATTTGTATCTGAACCTGAATTACCTAATCCTGATATGAATTTACCTAACTTACAATTTTGGAATTGTATGGATTATGGTGTTGTATCAATTACAAAGCAATTTATTGGTAGTATGGACTATGAATTATATACAAGAGACTTTGGCACACAGAAAGGAACGTATATTTGCACCATTGATAACTATCATCAAGATCCTGAGGTAGTTGATTATGCAACAAGTGAAAATCCTGCAGAACATAAGTCACATAATCTAATTGAATTAGAGAATGGACAGTATGCACTGTATCCAAACAATAGAATGCGTATTTTTGACAATAGTTTAACACCAGTTGAACCTAAAATGCCTGATTTTAAGGTTTCGACTCAATATTATCAGGTTGAAAATGGTTTTGATCGACTTGGAATGGGTCGTGAGGACGAATATTTTTGGAAAACAGCAAAAGAACAAGAAAATTTACTAAAAACGGAGAAAAATGATGACCAATCATGATTTTTTAGACAATTTAGCTAATAATCAGCATCAAAAGATGCTTCGTGAAATTTCAAACGATGATTTAACTCCCAAAAAGAGAGATACTTTAGAGGAAACTGAATTATTTGAAGCCGAAATCGATCCAGAACCACTATACGAATAAAATTGCTAAATTACCTTAATAAATAAGTTATAATCGCCATATTTTTGTGCCTTTAGAAAGGGTAAGTCAAGGTTTTAAAGATATTAGTATGACCTTTCAGAGTAATCCTCTGACTGGTGATCTAATTGCACTTAAAAATGAAAATGCAATTGCTCGTTCTATACGAAATATTGTATTTACAGTCCCTGGTGAGAAGTTTTTTGATGAAACTTTTGGTTCTACTATTAGTGAATCAGTTTTTGAAAATATTGACAACTTATCGGCAATTATAATCAAAGACCAGATTACAGAATCAATTGAAAGATTTGAACCAAGGGTTAATTTAATTAAAGTTACCACTTCTCCCGATTTTGATAACAATAGTTTTGATGCAACTATTGTATATGAGATTGTTGGTGCTGATATACCATCACAAGAATTACAATTTGTTTTGCAGAAAACTAGGTAAAAAATGCCATTAGCTAATTTCACAAACCTAGACTTTGGTCAGGTTAAAACAACACTTAGAGAATATCTAAAAGAAAACTCTAATTTTACTGATTATGACTTTGAAGGATCTAATCTTTCAACAATTTTAGATGTTTTGGCATATAATACTTACATTACCTCATATAATGCGAACATGGTCGCAAATGAGGTTTTTATTGATAGTGCAACATTAAGAGAGAATGTTGTTTCACTTGCAAGAAATATTGGATATCTTCCACGATCCAGAACGGCATCTAGAGCAACAGTAGGGTTCTTTGTTGATACTTCTAACATAACTCCCACACCGAGCACAATAACGTTAAAGAAGGGCATTATAGCAACGACTCAGGGTTCTTTTGGAAATCAATCATTTGCATATTGTATACTAGAAGATATAACAGTTCCAGTTTTTGATGGTGTTGCATCATTTGATAACATCTCAATCTATGAGGGAAACCTTCTTACATCCAATTTTACATATAATGCTAGAGTACCCAATCAAAAATTTATTCTTGCAAATAGTGGCATTGATACTGATTTAATGACTGTTACAGTTAAACCAAATGAACAGTCTAGTAGAAGAGTAAAATATTCTCGTCAAGATAGTCTTTTTGATATTGATTCAAATTCAAAAGTATATTATCTTCAAGAAGTTGAAGATGAACAATACCAAGTAATTTTTGGTGATAATATTTTTGGTAATAAATTAGATGATAATAATTTTGTTACTATCGATTATATTACATCTAGTGGTGATTCTGCAAATGGAATAAGTCAATTTACGTTTTCTGGCAGATTGACATATAAAAGAAATTCTCAAGAATATACAGTAACTTCTGGAATTTCACTCTTAACAACTGGCATTTCATCATCGGGAGGTGAACCTATTGAAGGTGTAGAGTCAATTAAGAAGTTTGCACCAAGAATATATGCTTCACAAAATAGAGCTCTAACAGCAAATGATTATGAAACACTAATTCCTGCTAAAATTTATCCAGAAACAGAATCTATTTCAGTTTTTGGTGGTGAAGAGTTAGTTCCTCCACAATACGGCAAAGTATTCATTAGTATTAAACCTAGGTTTGGAGATTTTATTCCAAATTTAATCAAACAAAATATAAAAACAAAATTAAAGAAATATTCTGTTGCAGGCATTGTTCCAGAAATTTTAGATCTTAAATATTTGTACTTAGAAGTAAATACGAAAATTTATTACAATACTAATTTTGCACCATCAGCACCTTTCGTTTCTACAGTTGTTCAAAACAACACTACAAAGTATTCTGAGTCTACAGAATTGAATAAGTATGGTGCAAGATTTAAATATAGTAAATTCTTAAAAATGGTTGATGATAGTCATGAATCTGTAACTTCTAATATCACAACTGTGGCTATGAGAAGAGATTTGAGAGTTGTTTTAAATACATTTGCAGAATATCAAATTGGATTTGGAAATTCCTTCCATATTAAAAATATGAGTGGGTATAATATTAAGACATCTGCATTTAGAATTGCAGGAATTCAAGAAAATGTATATTTGTCTGATATTCCCAATACAAACAGAGTAACGGGAACTTTATTTTTGTTTACTTTACCATCTGTTGGATCTCAGTCTCCTACTATTGTCAGAAGAAATGTGGGATTCATTAATTATACAAGTGGAACTATAACATTAAATCCTATCAATGTTTTAGCAGGAAAAACAATAGATGGACAACCAACTATTGAGATTGAGGCAACTCCAACTTCAAATGATGTTGTCGGATTACAGGATCTTTATTTGCAACTAGATATAAGTAACAGTAATTTTGAAACTGTTGTTGATGATATAGCATCTGGATTGGACCCATCTGCATCTAGTTACACTGTATCTTCAAGTTATCCAAATGGTAATTTGGTTCGTTCAGGTGGTCCAGGAGCAAATATTGTCACTGGAACACCAACAGGAGGTTCCTCTACTTCCACGTCAAATACAACCACTCAACAAACATCAACACCAACATCCACATCAACAGCTGGATCATCCTCATCGGGTTCAATCTCATACTAAGAAGATAAATTCATAAAATGTCAGAAACTAGAGTTCAATTTAATACTATTGTATCCAGTCAACTTCCTGCATATGTTAAGGAAGACTTTCCACTTATCTCTGAATTTTTAAAACAATATTATCTTGGTCAAGAGTATCAAGGTGGACCAATTGATTTGGTTCAAAATATTGATAAGTATATCAAATTAGATGAAACTGCAAATTTAAATGAATCTGTGGTATTGAATGATGATATAGAATTTGATGCAACAACTATTAATGTTGATCCTGGAAAATCACCAACTGGAACTAATGGATTTCCAGATTCTTATGGACTCTTACAGATAGATGACGAAGTAATTACATATACTGGAAAAACTAATTTTGCATTCACTGGATGCATTAGAGGATTTGTTGGAATTACTTCTTATAAAAGTGAACTTAGTAATGAAGAAGTAGTATTTGTAGAAACTGAGTCCGAAGACCATGAAGAAGGGTCTGTTGTTAAAAACTTAAGTTGTTTATTTTTAAAAGAATTTTTATTAAAAACAAAAAATCAATTTTTGCCTGGATTTGAAGATAGAACCTTATCATCAGGATTAAATCAAAATTTGTTTATAAAACAAGCAAAAGATTTTTATCTCAGTAAAGGGACAGATGTATCTTTTGAAATTTTATTCAAAGCTTTATATAATGAAGATGTAAAAATTATTAAACCTAGAGATTTCTTAATTTCTCCCTCAAATGCTCAGTATAAGATTACTAATAGTTTAGTAGTAGAAGCAATTGAAGGAGATCCTACAGATTTAGAAAATGCAACATTATTTCAAGATGATTATGAATTTGGAGTTAACTTAAGCAAAGCATATGCACCAATTACCGATATTGAAAAAATATCCGTAGGATACGGTCAAACTTTCTATAAAATTAATTTTGATGGTGGGTATAATAGAGACATTAGTGTAAGTGGATCTATGTATGGTGAATTTGATGTAGAACCATCCACTAGAGTTATAGGAAATGTTGAATCAGGT